GCGTGTTTGTTGGCAATGCTGTTGAACAGCCACCCGCTGGAGGGTTTGGGCTTGCCCTCCATCATCTTGTTTTCGCAGTTCTTCCAGTGTCCCATGCGGAACCACAGCTCGTTGTCCACAATGCGCTTGTCCAGCGACGCCTTGCCCGCCTTGTATTTCTGCAGGGTCTCCCCCGCCTTTGCGATCTCCTCCGGCCCGATTGCCTGTGCCGTGTCCCCGCTGTCCTCCGGGGCGCTGCCGCTCGTCGCCTGCAGGCTCGTTCCGGTCATCGGCTCCGGCTGCTGCGCTCCCAGGCTGCTCAGCATCCCGGCCCCCGCCGGGTCTTCGCTCACCCTCTGGTCCGGGTATCGCCGCAGCAGCTCCTGCAAAAGTTCTTTTCCGTCCACTCTGTCACTCCTTTTCTTCCCATTCCTCTGAGAAAAGCTCGCCCTTTGGGAGAGCTCCGTTGCAGCGCCGCGCCATCGGACTGCAACGGTGAGAGGGTTACACCCGCATCACATGCGTTCTGCTCTTGTGCTTGTCCAGATCCAGCGGGTCGTCCCGCAGTACCGTCTCTTTCTGGATCTGCCGCGGGCTGATGGGGTTTTCCATCAGCACATAGCGGCACTCGTCGTAGATGTGATCCTCCTGGTCCGAGTCAATGTCCTCCACGTTGCTCTCGTCGTACACAAGGTTCGGGATGGTCCGGATAAAGTGTTTGCAGGTGTCAAACACCTGCAGCATGGGCCGTCCCTCGGCGTCAAAGGCCAGCCGGTAGTGCATCTGCATCTTGCCGGCAAGGCGGG